AAATTTTGCTTACGATTAAATGGCGAGCCTGGGCCGTAATTAAAATGATGTATACCTGTTTCTTTATAGGCTTCAATATACTTGTAAAATACTGTCTTATCTTTAATAAGCATATCATCCTCAATAATAAAAATATAATCGCAACCAGCATCGTAAAGATACTTCATTGCTTTATTTTTAGATTTACCCACTCCTAAATTAACTTCATTTTGTGACCAGGTACCAGGTACGTCTATTTGGTTTTCAGCTTTACCATCATTAACCACAACAAGTTCGTTTACAACATCCATAGGGAGTGTTGCAATCAAAGCTTTGAGGTAATCGTTTCTATTACAGGTAATTATGCCTACACCAATTTTCATTGTAAAAATACTTTATTGTATTGAGTAATTACACTGCTTGGGCTAAATTTCTCTGAAAACATATCCCAGTTCTCTTTGCGAATATCTGTTACATTTAATCCATTCAATAAATCGACTAAATTATTATAATTGTCGTATATTAGCGCTTTACTACCTAAATGATCAATATGTGCCGTATCATAACTTGAGCTTTGCTCTTCGCTCCAAGGCTTTTTACCACTCCAGGTAATAATTGGTTTATTACATACAGAGAACTCTCCTACCGCTAAACCAAACGTTTCACCCATATTTCTGGCGTGTATCATTGCGTCACAGGCGTGTATAAAATTGTAAATACCTTTTTCGTTTTCTACCCAAGGAAAAAATATTGCTCGTTCGTGGGTAATAAACGGTCTTGTAGATAGAAACAGAAAATAAACGTCTTTACGGGTGTTAAGGATTTTTTCTATAGCACGATGTACAAACGCTAAATCAAACGAATCTAAACCGCCGTGTCTACCGATTACTAGAGCGTCTTTAGGTATGTTTAAAGCTGCTCTAATATCTTTGTTAGGTTCTATACGCTGTATTATATGAGGTACATATTGTGTTAAGTTAAACTTACGTGCAAGCATATTCGATACTGCTGCATAAACATTACCGTGCGGTTGAGAGCCATCAAATATATAATGTGTACCAGTCTTACAATTATCCGGATTAATAAAATCATTAGCACCAGACTTCATCATTTGTACAAAGTCTATTTTTTGTTCAGAGACTATTTTTTTTATTTGATTTTTTACATCTATAGCAGGTGCTCTATTAGCATTACCTTGATATTGAAAAACCTGAAATTCTTTTTGTAATCTCGGTAAACCTTCATTAGGGTCGTCATATGTGGTAATAAACACAACTTCGTGTCCAAGTATATCTCTAAGAGCTAAAGCATAATCATACGGAGTTTTACCAGTACCTCTACCATCAAATTGATTTGAATGTATACCTATTTTCATATTACATTTTAATTGCTCTTGTGTATAAGTCTGTTACGTATTGTTTGGTTTCTTCTCTATTCTTTATATCCATCAAGTTAACGAACTCTTCAATAGATTTTTCTACACTTATATTAAACTCTTTATTAGCAGCTTCTTCAATGTTAATCTTGCTTTGTTCGGTAACATCGTGCTCCATTGTAAATTCAACGGGTTTAATTGCAACTAGTTTTCTTACAACGGTTTCTAATACATTAGGGTCTACTACCCTGTCTACTACAAATTTAACTATGTTACCTTCAACAACTGCTTTTAAAGTTTCAGGTGTGTATACATTACCCGATAATTCGGTATATTGTAATCTCATATATTTTGGAGATATATTGTTTTCAATAAACTTATAACTTAAATCTGCAAGATCTAATATATACAAGCCTTTAGTAGTACCGAAATCACCCCAATCTTCTTGGTACGGAGATCCTACATAAAGTATAGTACCGTCTTTGTATTTACGTTCTTCTCTGTGATGAAAATGCCCGGTAATAGTTAAAGGTGCTCTATCAGTTAAATCAGATGACTTTAAACCGTTAGTACATACTTTAAACGAGTTCATTTTAAAACTATTAATTTCAAAATGGCCTATAATTAAATCACACTTAGGTACTTCATTAATGTCTTGACCCCAAGGACAGAAAGCTATTTTTTTACCTTGGAGGTTTTCGATCGCAAGCTTATCAACAACAGTAATATTACTCCAACCGCGAAGAATGGATACGGAATTAACAGAAGAATTATCCCGGTAATAAGCATCGTGATTACCCACGGTAATAATGATATTAAAATCACGTAGTACATCAAAAATGTCAGTAACCACGTGAAGAGTATTAACAGCAATGTCGTTGCGATCGTGAAAAATGTCACCGGGAATTATAATGTCTTCTATATCGTTTTTCTTGAATTGTTCAGCAGCCCATTTTGCGTGTTTTAAGGCAATTTTGTGCCATATTTCACTGTTACGATGTACACCATAATGAGGGTCTGAGAATATACCAACTTTAGATTTTTTAATCAACATTTTTATTAATAGGGTTTACTGGATCATCAACACCTACATTAGGTCCGATGACACTATATACTTCTTCTTGATAAGCTGCTAGTGTGTCTCTCATACGTTTTTCTTTTTTAATGCGAGAGCGCCAACAGTTAAAAGCTATAGAATTAAAATATGAAAATGGGTTAAAACCTTTATCAAAGTTATACTTCTTATCTTTTAATGCATTAAACATATTAATAAGAGAGTCCCCAATAGCCTCCTCTTTAAAGGTGTAGTTAATAAAGTTTGAAGCGTGTGCTAAGCCATAAGCAATATTACGAATCATAATAGCAAGATTATCGCTCATTACGTCTGTTTCGTAATACTTTTTAAGTTCAGCTGTAAATTCAGCAGGACTTACATAGTAGACCTTTTTAGCTTTAGCAGATTCACTTAACGGCTTTTTAGGTTTATCTGCTTTTGCTATTTTAGTAACTTTTACAGTAGATGGCACCTCAGGCTGCTTCTGTAATTGTTTTTTCGGTAATTTTGATTTTTTCAAGGTCATAAAATTCTTTTCGTTTGTCGTAGTGCTTAATACCATAAATTAAATCATCAACAATATCGACTAACGTCAATATGTCTTTGTTTTCGTGTACACGTAGTCCACGACCGATAGACTGTAGAGTTTTAATTTTTGATTTACCGCCTGCAGCAAACACTATATAATGTATGTTTTTTATAGAAATGCCAGTAGAAAAGATCTTACTTATGGCAATACATACAACATTATTATGTTGTTCCATTATTTCTTGTACTCTGCGACGTTCTTCAACCTCTACACTACCCTGTATAAAATAAACTTGTTTATCCGTTAAAGTGGATAGTTCTTTATAGAGATTATCTCCGTGAACTATATGATCTATAAGAATAAGACAGTTATTTTTAAAATTATGAGCTAACTGTTTAATAACTTTGTTTCTAAACTTACTATTATGTATGTAATCCAGTTCTAACAAATACCTCTGGGCGGAGGATACAGCAGTATAATCCGGCTTAAAGTCATAACTAAGCTTAATAGCTAAACATTGTGCATTAGCAATATATTCTCCACCGGCTGCTTCTCTTAATTCGGTAGTAGTCTTTTTAAATATAACCGGACCGATAAAATTATTAATATTCCAGGTATCAATATTATTTTCTGGTAATGTACCGGTAAAACCAATACGTCTTAATGTAGGTACTTTATCGAGCAGCTTACATACCTTATTACCTCTACGTAATTTATGACATTCGTCTACAACTAGCAAGCCTACCTTGTTAAACCAGCTAATGTCTGAGTTCTTACTCTGTAAGATACCCATATTAGCAATAATAACACGAGCGTTGGGATCAAGTTCAGTATTACCCGTCCATTTACTCACTATTTCCATAGGAAAGTTGTAAGAGGTAAAATCTTTATGCGTTTGAGATACTAAACCTAAATCCGGAACTACTATTAGTATTTTTTCAGTAGGTTCTATCTGATGTAATGCAGCATATACTAAGTTAGCTATAATTAAAGTCTTACCACCACCAGTTGCCAGCTCGACAACTCCATAACCAGTGTCAAGTGCTTTACTAACAGCTATTTCTTGGTAATCTCTAAGCTTAAATTCACTGTTTAATGTTTTGAACCTATCAGGATCAAGTATATGTGTATTCTGTACAATGTCTTTATATTCCTGATTAACTTTAATCTCAAAAGGTATATTCTGTTTGTTTAAAAACTCTATAATACCTGGTACTAGCCCCACTCCACAGTATCCTGCAGGTGTAATAGCGTAAATACGTTGAGGCATAAACCGTTGAAAGCGATTAAAACGAGCAGCCGGACTCTTAACACTAAAGTGCTCTTTAATATTAGGAAGGTAATCTGAAACGATTTTTACTTCCTTACGCTTCGGGTCATATTGAAGCTCAACTACCATTATGTTGTTTCAAGTTTTTGTAAGTCTATTACGTTTTTGTAGTCGTACGTTAACGAGCTAGTTAGTTTTTCTACTTTTTCAAGATACTCTAAGATAATTTTTACCTGCTCGATACAGGCCTGTATAGACGATACTTCATCATCGTTGTTCATAATTTCGTCTTTTGCAAGTTTTGAAAGAGCAACCGGTGAATTAATAATTTTATTTTTTATTTTAGTTTTCTTAGTATATTCTAGCTTGTGTAACGTACTCTTATATTGAGTAGTTCTAGCTACCCATTTATGTTTAGTGGTAGGTGCTAACATAGCTTTTTCTTTAATAGAAAGCTCATCCATTTTAATATCAGTTTCCAATTCTTTTTGAAAACCACTAATAATTTTATCTACATCGAGTAAGTCCATAACTTTTACTAAGTATAGTATATATTTTAAATAAATCTACGTGAAAAACTTTAATAAATTATATGTAAAACTTCTAGAAGATGTTGGTGCTATGGCAGGTACAACAGCACAGGCTTTTGGATCTGGTCAAGCTCACGCCGCAGTAACAGGTAAATCCGGAGACTTTTATGCTCCAGGAGATGCTCGAAATATATGGGGTGGTGGTAAAAAGAGTAAGAAAAACAAAAAGAAAAAAATGAACGGAGAAGCTGTTCCGTTAATTCGTAGAAACTTTCCAGGAATGTAATAAGTAGAGATTAATGTCTCTATTGGACAACAAGTCGTTTTGCGCTAAGCTCTGGACCCATTTACATTTATACTCCACAGGAGATGTAAGGGCTTGCTGTGTTATGGTTGGGGATAAAAATGTAGGCAATCTAGAAACAAACTCTTTAAAAGAAATTTGGAATAGCCCTAAAATGATGCAATATCGTAAAGATATGCTCGAAGGTAAAAAAATAAATGCCTGTATGAAATGTTGGAGTAAAGAAGAGGCTGGTACTGTTAGTTATAGAATGGATTATAACAGCTACTATAAAGACAGATTAGACAAAATAACTGCAAATACAGACAAAAATGGGTTTGAACATAATTTCAATATAATATCCTGGGATATAAGATTTAGTAACAAGTGTAATTTTAAATGTAGAATGTGTAACCCGGGTGCTAGTTCTTCTTGGGTACAAGATGCAATTAAACTTACAGACAATAAAGAAGAGATAAAAAGACTCGTAACATTAGAAAATGTAGAGGGTAAAAGTAGTATAGATTTTCTTAAAGAGAATATAGAAAAAGTAGAATATATATATTTTGCAGGCGGAGAGCCGTTGCTTATGGATGAGCATTATGAAGTATTAGAATTATTAATAAAAAATAATAATTTTTGCACAATAGCTTATAACACGAATTTAAGTACATTAAAATACAAAAAATGGAATGTATTAGACTTTTGGAAAAAATGGCCTAAAGAAAAATTATGGGTAATGCCTAGTATAGATGAAATCGGTGAACGAGCAGAGTTAATTAGAAAGGGTACTAAGTGGGAAGAAGTTGAAAATAATTTAAAAACTTTAATATCTCACGGGGTACAATTACAACCAAACATCACAACTAGTTGTATGAGTGTAGGTAGGCTACCGGAAATATTACAATATTTTTTTGATAATAAAATATTACTAAATAGTAGAAATTATCTTAATTTTACGCTAGGGGCAGTTTATATACCTAATATGCATATTAATGTATTAACTGATGAAATAAAAAACCAGGTAATTGAAAAGTTGAATAAATTTAATAAAAATTTTATTGTTAACACTGAACCTAAAACTGGCTACATATTAAAATTACTTAAACAACCTCACAAGCCGGAATACGCCCGACAATTTGTTGACTATACTTTAAAGCTAGATAAAATACGCGGAGAAGATACATTTAAGACAATTCCGGAATTGCTGCCAATATACGAACTTTATAAGCCGTAGCATATTGCCAATATCGGATAAATATGTAGTATGGATCTAGGTCACTGGACTACTAATGAGAATTTTAATAGCAATAATTTACCTTACGGTTTTATATACCGCATTACTAACACCTCATCTGGCCGGGTATATTTTGGAAAGAAACAAATTAAAAGCGTCAAAAAGCTCAAACCTCTCAAAGGAAGAAAAAACAAAAGACACTTTGAAATAGAGACTGATTGGAAGACTTATACATCATCGTCCAATGACGTTAATGAAGATATAAAAAAAATCGGTAAAGATAAGTTTAAGTTTGAAATAATACGTTTTTGTGATAGTAAGTTTGAATTAGCATATTATGAAGCTAAAATACAGTTTGATCACGATGTTTTACTAAAAGAAGGTTATTATAACGGCATTATAAATTGCCGTATTGGTAGAGCACCAGATGCGTTATTAAAAAAGCTTGCATTAGAGAATAAAAACAGTACAATAATTAATAATGCAAGTACTACCTCTCAAGTACAATCTATATCTAGCTGATTTTACTATAATAGAATCAGAAATATTGCATTTGTTTAAAAACGAATTAACGAAGTACAATATTACCACATACGATAGTTTGCCAAGAAAAGATTACTTAAAGCTTGTGCATTATTTTACGTTATCTACATTATTTAAAAAATATGCAGAACTAGAACATAAAAAGAATACTATATTTTGGATTGATAAAACGACCTGTAATATGGATATCTTAATATTTCTTAAAGAAGTAAAAAAATGTTTCCCTATTTTACTTTATGTTGCAAATAAACCATATAATTCTATATTAATTGGCAAAGATACTGCAGAATACACGGAAATAACTACTGAGCTCAAAGAGTTTCGTTACTCTATTGACTATAGTAGTTATAGCTTCAACAAAATTAAACGGTTTTGCGCCAAATTCGGACTAGAAACGCTTATTTCCACTTTCAAACTATAAAATGGATTTTTCTCTATATATTATATAATATTAAGGCGAACGCAGTGAGCCTTTTAAAAGGTCTGCAAGACAGAGACGAAGGAGCTTTGCTCCTGAGTCCTTAAACATTAACATATAACTTTGTTGTATGTGGTATACTCCTTAAACCGACGACACTTTATATTACTTTATTGCCAAAAAAAATCAAGTGCAAATATACAAAAAAGTCGTAAATATATGTAATGAAAGCAAAAAGTAAGTTTTTAGTAACTCTTGAAAAAGCTCTTAAAGAAGATGATATCGGTTTAACTGATCCTGCGACAGGCACAACTATTAATCCTGCGCAAATGGGCACGGATGTGGGTGCTGCTGCAGCTAAAGTTAACACAGATACTCAAGATTTTCGTAAAAAACTGTTAGCTTTAATGAGTACTGATAAAGAAGCTGCTGCTGCTTTAAAAGATCCTACCAAATTACAAAATTATATTACTAATTTAACAAAATCTGCTACTTCTCAAACAGGTGTAACACCAACAACTACTATACAATAATGAAAAAGTTTGATAAGATTGCTGAGGAAATTTACCGCACTCTGTTAGAAGCGCCTGCTGTTCCTGCTGCACCTGCACAGGCTGCTCAAGGAGCTCCTGCTACCCCAGCTGCCGGTTTACCTCAAGATGGTGGCCCGGTACAGGCTGAACCAGTTGCAGCAACACAGGCTGACCGTTCTCCTGCAGAGACTAAGAACTGGGAAACTACCCTTTTAGATTTAGCTTCTAAAGCTATTGTAAATGTTAAGAACAACCCTAATTCGGTCGATGTTGATATGGAGCAACTCTTAACAGTACCTACTACTTTACAGACTAAAGATCAGAGACTTGATGCTTTAAAGACTTTAGCGGGCGAGGTGTAAGTATCTCTGCTGGAACTGTTGGTTTCTGTCTTTCATTTCCTTACCATTGACGTAACGCTTGTATTGAGCTTTCACTTCAGCGTCATTACCAGTCACTACACCGTCTAAAAATTTAGGAAACTTACCTAATACGCCGTTAAATGCGAAATCTGTTAGCATTTCTTTTTTTGTATTGTCTAAACGTTCCCAGGCGCCCTTTCCGAATTTATAATCAGTTATTTGTCTAGCTCTGTCCGCAGCTATACCAATATCTCTTTTGAGCATATCTATTGCCTGGGCGTTTGTAAGTCCTTGCGGGTAAGCTTCTCCAGACTGCAATTTATGACCAAATGCAATTGTGTTAGTGCCACCTTCAACACTTTTTACTGGATACCATTTACCGTTCTTTAAACCGGATTTGATTCCATTTTCAACACCGGCCATATAATTTATAAAGTCCTGTTTAACCTGGAATTGGCCGCCATAGTAATTAGCAAATGTACCTACATTTTGAGTTATTGCTGGAGGGGTAAAATGTATAGGCGGCGGGGGCGGGAGTGGAGCTGCTTCTGTTTGCATACTTTTTTTATTGCTAACCATAACTATATTTA